TATAAGGTGTTTTGTTGCTTGTTGACAATATTCTGAAAATGCGGCTTTATGGTTTTGTCAATGCGTTAGCTATGGAGGATTCGCTATGATGGAACATTTGGAATTTTGTAACCCTGAGAAACTACGCAGCTTTGGCAAATTTATTGCCAAGCAAAAAAGACACCAGCGCGGTTTTCGGAATGATCCGTTACAGTATCGCGCTAGGCTGGCGGAAGAAATATCCAAACATGAGAAAAACGGCAGAATTTGTGTTATTGTCTATGGCACAGATTGCGATGGGGTTTTCTTTGAACGTGATTATGAAATTGCTTCAAGTGTAATTGCGTTCTTAGCTTTTCGTAAAAATGAAGAGTCATATGCGGACGGTCGTTTGCACATTGATATTCTGACAAAAGAGGAGTCAATCTAATGGGTTTTATGCTTTTGATACCGTTTATCGTCGCAATCTTTATGATTGCTTTAATTGTGATCATTTGGACAATGGGAAACGACTAATGAAAAACGAGAAACAAGCAAAATCTGTTTTGTGCTTTGTCATTATCTGGCGCTATGTCGAAAATGGCGATTACTTTGAACAGGAATTCAAAGCGACTAGCGCGAGCGTTGCTATCAATACTTGGCGCAAATACTGGAATACACACGAGTCTGAAACTGTGATCTTTGAGGTGAAAAAATGCTAAAGGTACTCTTTAAAATTCAAGTTTTGTTGCTCGTCTTTTTGCTTGGCAAATTCTCATATTTCGGCATGGACGGAAAACAAGTAACCAGCGCGGGAATCTTTATCCCAAACATAGGCGGCTATCATTTGTCCCTATCTGACAATGACTCTGGCTTTTACAATTAATCGGAGAAAAGAAAATGGACACTTACGAACACATAAGCGAGAACGCTTACCATGACGAAATTGAACGCGATACAGTGCTTTATATTATGGGTTTGTGGCATCAGCACAGAATCCAGAAATATATCGCCCGTAAAGACGGAATCTTACTTAAAGAGGGGAAAGAAAATGGCAAAGCGTGAAACTGTGATTTTGTGGAAAGGTCCGAGTCTTATCAATGGCGAGCCTGTTGTTGTCTTGGCACAGTCAACAAGTACAAACGATAAGACAGGAAACATGGTGCAAACTTATATCTTACTTGAAAACGTGAACCCTTTGGAAGCGTCCAGAACGGGACAGGACGAGGCAATTTGCGGAAACTGTATTCATAGGGGTAAACCGTCAAACCGTAACTCTGGCGTTGCTATAGATCGAACCTGTTATGTCACGCTTGCACATGCTCCGCTTGGCGTGTGGAAAAAGTATAAGGCGGGTGGATACGGGAACCATGTGTGTAGTCGTCAAGAGGTAGTCGCGTTTGGTGCTTATCGCGGAGTCCGTATCGGGACATATGGCGACCCCTGCGCCGTGCCAAGTCATATCTGGACGTCCTTAATATCCAGAGCAGATTTTCAAACCGCCTATACGCACGGGGAAGTGAATCCCCTGCCGCAATATATTATGACCAGCGCGGATTCATTACAGGACGCAGAAGAGGCATGGGAAAAGGGGGAACGCTCGTTCCGCGTTGTCTCTTCCTTACGTGACATAGTGAAGGGGAAAGAAATTTTATGTCCTGCTAGTGAAGAGGCGGGAAAGCGTGTGCAATGTGCTGACTGTAAACTGTGCGGCGGCGCAAGCGTGAAGGGGAAAAGCATCGCTATCCCTGCACATGGTACAAGCAAGCGGAAGGCTAAGGAATTAGTAGCAGCACAGGAGTCGGTATAATGAGCGATAATAAGCAACACATAAGCGGATTAGGCATATTCAAAGTGGACCTATTAGCTAAACATTGGGGATATGATAACGCAGAGTCATGTATACATGATTATATATTTGACTCTTTGGTTCCGTCAATTTGCATGAATCCCGATTGTGACTATTCAACAGAATATGAGCCAGATCAGACTCGCGGTTTTTGTGAGTGTTGCGGCACTAATACTGTAAAGAGTATTTTAATATTATCTGGTTATATCTGACGCTCAATATAAGCGCTCTACAGTAAGTAAAAGCCCGTTCTAGGTATGTCTAGGCGGGTTTTCTTTTTGGCTACTGTATAAGGCTCTCTGTGGCTCTCAGGCCATGTTCTATTTGTGATCACATTTCAAACGCTTGTATTACTTTTGTGATCACATTTGAGTCTGTTCTCTGGTTTTTGTGATCACGAACAGAACCGACCAGATGGTTGGCGATTCGCTATCCGAGCGTATATATTTCTCGTTTGTCAACCTATCCTTTTGCCCCCTTGACATACCCAAGTTGGGACCCTCCATATTCTTACGGGTGATTCGGCTATCCGAGCGTTACCCACCCTACATCCGAAAACAAAAAAAGTACAAAAAAGATTCGTTTGTTATCAATAACTTATAAAAAAGTTGTAAAAACTGTGTCTAAGATCCCAAAAAAAGCACTTATATATACATAAGAGATATACTTAAGTATATAAACTATAGTAAATGGGATATATTATATATTAATATATATCCCATAAACTTAAGTATAATACTTAAGTAGGGTTTTCCCAAGTCAACCATGACAGATCTTTACGGTATTGTTGTTTTGAGGGACAGTCATGCCGATGCACTTGGGAATTTTAAACAATGGTCGATTTTTAATCGACTAACCGTTAGCTGGTAAGCTAACAGGGGGCCGTAGATTGTGACTGATAGCAGAGCATTACCATATAGCGAAGTTGTCGCAAAGAAGATCCGTGAGGGTATTCGTAACGGTGTGTCGATGAAAGACATTATGGGGTCGATACAGAAGTATCAGAATGCCCCACGTTCTACGAATACTCTCTATAAGATCTATGGACAAATGATCTCAGAAGAACGTGCTGAGATTATAGGTCAGGTTGGTGCTATTGTTGTTCAACAGGCACTTGATGGCGATTTTAAAGCTGCTGAGTTTTATCTACGGTCTAAGGGTGGTTGGTCTCCTACTCAAACTATTAATGAGGTTGAGCAGTCTGAAGACCCCGATCTTGATGAGGGTGCGATAAACACTTTAATGTCGTTACTTGGTAAAAATGAAGATAACAGCTAGTAGGCAACAGCCTACGTCTCGTCAGATAGCTCTGACCGCGAGTGATCTTAGGTCACTACCACCCGAAAAACTACAACAGATACTTTCTGAACTGGGTCAAGATAAAGCTGAAGAGCTTAGGTATCTGTGGCCCTTTTGGGCTAGACGAGAGCAGCTAGAACCAGAGGGTGATTGGAATGTCTGGATAGCTCTTGCTGGTCGTGGTTGGGGAAAGACTAGGGCTGGCGTTGAGTGGGTCAGAGAGCAAGTTAAGTCTGGTAAGAAACGTATTGCTGCTGTTGCTCCTACAAACTCAGATATCAGAAGGGTTATGGTAGAGGGTGAGTCTGGTTTCCTTAATGTTTGTTGGAAGGGTGACAAGACACACAGAGGCGGTAAGATGGGATTTCCTGTTTGGTCGCCTACTAACAGAACATTAACGTGGGAGAATGGAGCTAAGGTAGAGTTCTATTCTGCAGAAGACCCAGAGCGTTTACGTGGACCACAGTTTCATGCAGCTTGGGCAGATGAGGTTGCAGCTTGGCGTAACCAGCAAGATGTTTGGGATATGTTGCAATTTACCTTACGTCTTGGTCGTAAGCCAAGGGTGATGGTAACAACTACACCAAAGCCCACCAAGTTGATGAGAGGCTTAATTGCTTCTCCTGATAGCTACATTACCAGAGGATCTACCTTTGATAATATGGACAACTTGGCAAAGCCATTCCTTGATACAATTAAGAAAGAGTATGAGGGAACAAGGTTAGGGCGACAGGAACTTTATGCTGAGGTGTTGGAAGAGGCTGATGGCGCACTTTGGACAACAGAAATGCTTGACCAGTGTACCATTGAAAGAAGTGAAGTACCAGAACTAAATCGTATTGTTGTTGCTGTAGACCCTGCTGTAACAGCTAAGACAGAATCTGACATGACTGGTATCATTGTTGCTGGTGTGGATGTAAACGGGATTGGATACGTACTTGAAGATGCCACGGACAGATTTAGTCCTCAACAATGGGCAGCGAAGGCTATCTCGTTGTACAGGGAATATAGTGCGGATCGTATTGTTGCCGAAAGGAACCAAGGCGGTGAAATGGTCCGTAGGACACTTGAAGCAGAAGATGAAACAGTTCCTATTCGCCTTGTACATGCTAGTCGAGGAAAAATGGCTAGGGCTGAACCTATATCTGCACTCTATGAAAAACATAAAGTCAAGCATGTTAAAGGTCTTGACGAGTTGGAAACGCAAATGAGAACTTGGGAGCCTTTAGGTTCTCT